GGAAGTTTCTGATTACCGCGAGCACCTAAACTTCATAAGGGTGCAGGCGTGTATTCAGTGTACGTCGACCTCCAAATATCGGAGGCGGAGTACGAGTTGCTCACCGTCAAGAAATTCCTTTTTACAACGGTGAATCGGCTTGCTTTCCTACCCAAGGACTGGATCTTGTATGACTTCTTAAGAAGCCATTGATCCATGCCACCTTGTACCGGTTTGAGATTATGCATCAGCTTCCTGAAGAGGAAGTCAGTTGCACCCGGTACCCGTCGCGGCTGACGAACTAGCCGCTTAAATCCGTATCTACTTAAACCCCACGAGCCTAGAGGAGGCTGTGAAGAATGTAGATACGAGTCAAAGTCCTCATCCGAGTAGGGGCCCTGGTATTGTAAATCGCCAGGTATCCACTTACGATGAAGTTTTACACTTTGACTTTCCTCGACGCCGAACCTTAGTTCCAAGATCCGCTTGAACCGATTAAAGTTCAAGTAGAGTCCCGAGACATCAGTAGGCGCCTCTTTGAGGAAAATAGGACGGATGGGCTTCCCATCGAACCAATCGGTTCCGCAGCTTTCCCTAAATGGACCTATTGAAAAGGTCTTATCAGGGTTCGCTTTGAAACCAGCAAGGTAAAGGGCACAAATGACTGATTCAAAGTGCTCCTGCCTAACGACGATGTCATCGCCGAAGACAGAAAAACAAGTTGAATCTGTCTTCCCTCCATCAACTCTCACCGCTGCGTATGTTAATGCAGCGAAGATTGCCGATTCGACAACGAAGGTGTAGCCGTTCCCCATGGATGAAATCTTTTGGTAAACAAAAGACTTAGTACCAAGATCACCAACAGGTGACCTTAGCGCCATGAGGTAGCTAAACCAATCGGGGGGTAACAACATCTCACAGATTTTCAGTGAAATGGTGTCAGAGGCAGCGCTAAGGTCGATTGTAGCATAATTTCGACCAGGTTGCTGCAAGCTCCCGATTCGGGCCATCTCTTGATTCCGCTGCTGATCGTCAAGGTTTATATTGAACCGCTTTAAGCGCGTTCGAATAAAACCGTCGACTCCCAGTTGCAGATAAAGATTCAATGATGGCTCGATCGCAATAGTACGCTCAGTTTGAGCGTCCTTTGGGACAAACTCGATACGGTTCCCAGGCACGATACGTATTACTTCGGACCAAAACCTTCTCATATCTATAGGGTAGTGCTGGGGTATTCCCCTACGCATCCTATAACTCGATATGAGGGCTCCGATCCAACGTTGGTCGTGCGAAATAGCGAACCGTGCATACTTGGCTGCGTCTAGAGTACACGAATAGGGCCAATTCTCGTATTTATGATACAACGAGACTAAGCCTTCTTTAGTGTCTAGATTAGCGCCAGGTCCATGCCGTGCATGACGTAGCAACGATTGATGGGGCGGTAATTCAGCCCCAAGCAATCTCTGAAGATAACGCCTTGCATGAGATAAAATCCCCACACAAAACGGGTCGGAATCCTCTAGAAAGTTAAATCCATGAGAATTAAAATCATGGCACGCATCTTCTGCATCGACGAACTTCGCCGTAGCAGTCGAAATGCGATCCTTCCTATCAGATTCAAACCTAAATTTCTTCAGTACGCTGAGTAGTTGGTATTTCGCTCGGATTTCTCCGAGCGACTTTTCCCCTGGGTGCATACTCTGTGGCGCCCAGGTCTCCTGAAGATCTCTGTACGCATCAAGGTCACGATTTCTTGTGATCTTTAAGATGTGTGCGAAATCTTCATCTTGGAGAAACTCTCTAAGGTCATGTGCAAGCGTTAAAAGCACTTTCCAAGGATAATCTCTTGGAACCTTAGTAGTCGATGCATTCCGCATCGTCTTGCGTCTGGATTTGGTTTTGTTTTTCACAATCCCTCCGTATTAACATTAGCGGCGGAAAATCCGCCGTATGATGACCAACAGCAGTAAACAAACCGCTGTAACAGCTTCCAAGAGTGATCGTAACACTAGATCACCTGGTTGCTATTCAAAGGCACCATAATGTCATCACGGTCCAGAAGGGCCACAACCCGCTGACGTTCAATCAAGATGTCAGCATCGGTTGCCCCCAGGGGTACTGAAAATGAGACCTCCGTGATAATCGGGGACTTCAAGGTAGTGGTTTCATCCACACCTTCGACCTCGACGTCACGGGAGAACTTCAAGGCGGTTTTCAAGACGCCTTTGAAATTCCCATTTTGTTTGGGCTCTCCCCGATACAGCATGAGGGTGTCTCGATCAACGGGAGAATGATTCTCGGAAATGTATACCGAGCGGCTCTTTGAGCCATCAAACTTCTCGAAGTCGATATCCTCTGTCGTATCGTTGTTCAGTACGTCAACCGCCAGTGTAATGCTGTCTGGTTGCATGGGTACTCTCCTTTGTACCGTCCTAGCGCATACGTCCGGCTAATTGCCGCAGCATAATCGCTAAGTCATAGACTTTCCACCCGTCGAGTTTGACGTGAAACTTTGGAAGGATGGTCCGTCGGGGTTCTGGGGCTCTGATTTTCTCTATCTTAGTGTATGATAGAGTGCAGTTTTCCACTCGGTAGCCGGCGTGTAACAATTCGCCAGCAGGACCGGGTGTTACGCTGCGAGAAGCCTCAGTTACAGTGATAGACTGATGCGTCGTTGTTGTAACAACGCTCCAGGAGGTTAACGGCCTAAGTCCATATTCTGGAGTGAAGGCCGCGATAGTTGTCCCTATATCACAAAACCAATCTATTACGAAGCTAAAGGGTATCACTTCCCATATAGCTTCTAGCGGTTGGTCTAGCCCCCAAGTGTTTAATTTGGAGAGCGCTGTGATGAGGGATAGCACACCAGCAGAGGCGTGCACGGTCTTGGACGATTTTCGAAGAAACGTCATCTCTTGATGATCAATCTCTCCGCCGGAGGTATTATTAAACTCCCACGGGACTTCGTCTTCAATCGTGTTCGTTTCCTCTACAGAACCCCTAGATGTGAACCGTTCACCGACACCCTTTGTTTTACCATTAAGGGCTTCGATACACGATAACACATCATAAACCAGGGGTCGTAGAGCATAGCGGGCGAACATATACTTTTCAGACACTTTAGTCCCAGAAAGGAAATTAAATTCCTTAATTAACTTTGGGATATCGTCCCTCACAACCAGCTTTGTAAGCCGGTACAGAGAGCGAAAGAGGGCCTGAAGAGAAACAATGGTCTCCGCCAATTCAGCTGCCATCACTAGGGTTTGAGCTGAAGTAAGCTCTTGCCGCGCCCAAGCTTTATGTACTGCTCGGGCTACTAGCGAATCTGCTGACAAAGCTGGTGCTTCCAGGTAGTCAATTCCTTTACCACTGATAAATGTGGCCGAAGGAATGGTACCTAGATAACGAGAACGACCATACAACCAAGTCGGCGAAGCGCCACAATAAACTAGATATCGAAGATGACTATCGATATCTATAGTGGCTATGCTCGACCTGGTGATGTGGCGCGTCGAATCCATGGGATTATTTATAATAATTCCAAGTTTTTGACATTCGCGCCAATTTGGGGTGACGATGTCATGCATAACCCTTGAGTCCGAAATTCCGATATTGGTATACGGATAATCCGTTACCACCGGATCAGGATCAGGGTTGACGCATGTACCCTCAGTTAAGTAATTACTAAAGAGGGTATCTTGGACATCGAAATTCTCACCCTTCGTACGTTCTCTCATAATCGCCTCCTTTGAGGTGATTAAGGAGGTGTAATGCATCATGCACCTCGACACGATACACTACAGCTACTTCAGCCTGGGCGCACGTCGCCCCCAGACTGCGGTGCATCGGGAAATCCGACCCGTCGTGAGACGGAAGAGAGCACTCACATGAG